CCGCGGGGTCATTCGATCTCTTAGACATTTCCATCACTTTCTCTTGTGATTCAAAGTGTTTCTGCGATTTCATAATCATGTATCGCAAGATAGTAGAGAAGTCCACATCTTTAACTGGTCGACCCAAGAACGAGTCAATTACAAACCTAACATCATCATCTTGTTCAGGCTTTGATTTAGCTCCGAACTCGCTCTTAATAGCAATTCCTCCATCTTTTATCTCCACAACCCATGCAGTAAATAACCATGCATCCATTGCTATTTCACCTTTGATATCCAAGGGTATCTTATCATAATCTATTTGAGAAGATATCGTCCCGTCTGGTGCTCGTTTGCAATATTTATCACGAACCTTTGCTACCAACTTTACTTGAAAACGTCTATGTAATGCCGATGAAAACCTAGCGGTTTCATGGAAGAACATATCAAAAGTATTAGCCATCCATGACTCTATTAGAGCCCTATTAAACAAAGTACCTTTTTCACCAGCAAAAGCACCTAATAGCTCGTGCGGGATATTATTAGATCCTCGAAGCAACCAATCAGCTAAGTTCAGTCCATCTCTATTCGCCTCCTGACGCATAGCACACGCGTCATCAACCACAATTACGGTATTCGAATTTTTCCAACCAGACTGATACTTATTATTTTGATTCAAATAGAATGTATAATAATCAGAGCACTCAATATTATTGGCTATCGCCATTGATGTGTTTATAACGCGAGCGACGTGTGACTTACTTATTCCAGAGCCAGATGTTAAAGAATAACAAAAGGGTTGGTATTTTAAAGCGTTATTTTTATTATGAACTACAACCTCTTGTTCCATTTGGTCTAGCTCACCTAACCAATTTTGATATTGCCTCTTGTCTATCTTAATCTTACTCTTTTCCATAGTTTCTAACTTTTCACGGGCAGACTTCAACTCTGCAAAGAATTTGTACATTTTCTTCTCCTTAACAAATTCTAAATCTCCCGTCTTGAATAGTTCGAAATCTGTACGTAGGTCTCTCATCTGCTCGAACATGCTATCATCAGCGGTCCTTGTATCTAAAAATCCATCTAAAACTCCTTCCTCAATATATAATTGTACAGCACTACTAATATAAAACAAATAATTAAACACTGACTCAAGAGGGTGTACCTCAGGGTCAAATAGAGACATGATCTTATTCAGAATAGCATTATCTTTAAATAACGTCTGGATCTTATCTACTAGTTCAGGACATAAAAATGAAGAAAATACATTAGTCACAAACTTCGTAAATGATAGTGCAAACTTATTAGCCTTGAAAATCTCG